TGTCCTTTCGGGCAATCCGCATAATTTTATCGTAATTCACATCATGCACCGTGGCCGCTTCGGTTGCCGCTTCAAAGCGATTAACTGAACCTTTAAGCAGTTCACGGTACATCAGCACAGCAAAGTACATTCGGTTGCTGTATTGGGCTTTAATAGAGTTATGATGGGCACGTGGGGCACATTGGTAGTTCGTAATGGGTTCGGAAATCGCAACCGTGCGTCTTTTGTATTCAATATCCCGCAAAACAATGGGGCTACTTTGGTAATTTTCTTCGCTCATAATGTTTTTTTGGGCAAATATGCGGAAAAATACCATTCACTTCGTCAAACACTACTTAATTTTGTAATAGTCGGCAGCCCAGCCGAACCTAAATCGGGCATAGTCGGGTAATTTCGCCCCCGAAACACGGCGAAAACAAACAAATGACAAACTAAACTTAAAAACTATGTCAGCTTTATCATCTTTTATTGCTTGCCCAAATGTGCAGCTATCCTTGTTCGATTCCTTCGGGTACGACAACCTGAAAGCCGAGCCTTTGCCTTTGCTTTCTTTCATTCTTTCTGCCCAAAACCGCAGCGAGGTTATTCAAAACCAAATCAACTTCCGCGACCACGGCCGCAAAACAGTTGAGGTTGTTTACGGACAGCGTTTCTTGGAATCTATGGTTCAAGACGGAGGCCGAGTTACTTGCGGAACTTTTGCCAACGATGGCGAAACTTCTGTTTTGTATTCGCTAACCCCTTCCGATGGTTACCACGTTGGTTTCAAATTGACCGCTTCCGAGTTGGAAGAGCGTTGCGAGCAGGATTCAGCGTACATCGCACGTGAAATCTTCAAAATGATGGACGTGCTAACCCGCAAAGTTGCGACAAACGCTGCCATTCAGCTTGTTGCAAACAGCGGCAACTTTGCTTCCGATGTTGATGCTGGTAGCCCAGCCGGTACTTCAACCTTCAAATCGACTACCACCTTCACCAGTAACGTTCCACAAACTACCGCCGTTGAGGATATTGCTTTCCAAAACATGGCCAACGATTTCACCCAAATGCCTTTCGTGTTTGGTGGCGAAAAATGGTGGAAGTACATCAAGGCATTGAATGCAATTGCCCCCGGTGCGTTTAACGATGGCGGTGTATCTGCTTCGTTGTATGCTTCACAAGCTGGCGTTACTTTCGGATATGACCGCCGCATCCAATTGAATAGCGGAAATGCCCTAAACGCATTAGCCGTTATTCCCGGTGCAATTCAAATGATTTCGTTCAACGAATTCAAAGGCATCTTGGAAATGAACGACAGCACTTTGGTACAAGGTACTTTACAGCACCCCGACCCAGCGTTGCCATTGACCTTTGACTACCGTGCCGAGTACACTTGTAACGGTGCTGACCAAAAGGTTTGGAACTTCGAGATTTCGCTGAACCACGATTTCATCTTCTTGCCCTCTGATATGTATCAGGCTGGCGACAGATTGGAAGGTGTAAACGGAATCCTGACCTTCCGCTCAAACTAATCCATAGCGGATTCACAAATACAGGGGGGCGAAATGCCCCCCTTATTTTAACCCCATGAAATACAAACCAAAACCAAAACCGACATCACGGCCCGGAGGGTGCAATTGTGGTGGTCGATAAACTTTTGCTATGCCGACAACTTGCCTTACCGACCTGATATTTGTGCCCGATGGTTGCACCGCATTACCAAGCGGCAAAACTTCGCTTTCACAATTGCCGGGCTTCGACATTAACCATGCCGACTACCTAAACGACAGCCAACAATTGAGCGGCTTCGAGGTCATGCAAGATGCGGTGAACAGGGCAAGCGATAAAATTGTGAGCGACTTTCGTTCGCACATGGACATCAAAGGTCGTTTCGCTTCGGTAGTTGACAAAGGTACAATCGGCTTCTACGATGAAAACAAGGCTACCGATGCAGTTAAAGCTGGGCAATATGCTGGCCTTGAAATACTGGTAAGCGACTACCCATATTTGAAATTCAACCTGAACAGCGTTTCGGTGTTCTTTGCTTCAGGCATTACCGACAACCTTTATATCATTGACGTTATTCAGGGCAGAATTATTGACACGATACCTTTCACTTCTGTGGCTGGCCAAATAACAAACGTGCTAATCAATAAGACCTACCCAACAAACGGCCAAGACCTTCATTTGATGGTTGCCGTTGACGCTGGGCTTTCGGTTGCGTTCGATACGTGGATTAACCCAACCAACTGTGCAAGCTGTTCCAAAGGCCGCCGTTCACGCTTCAGCGATTTGCTGTTTACAAGGGCCGTAAAGACAAGCAAAACGGGTTCGTTAACTGAAACAAATTTGGTAGGAATTGGTTACACCCACGGCGTATCGTTAAACTATTCGATTGAATGCGATGACAACACGTGGCTGTGCCAGTTCAGCAACCGACTACGAAGGGCCATGCTATATGCCAGCGGCGTTGAATTGATGGATGAGGTGCTTTTCAGCGACAGGCTGAACAATGTTACCACGATAAACAAAGAGGATGCCAACGAAAAGCGAAGCCTTTATGTGCAGTACTACAACATCGAACTGCAACAACTGTTGGTCAACCTTCGCCTACCGAATGACCGATGCTATTCTTGCACACCGATGGTTGTTAACCGTGTAAATATCCCGTAATGAAATCTACTTTTGCCTACATATCGGCTTCAATACTGGCCTTTTTTGCCCCCGTGGCTGGCATAATGATTGCAATCGGGGCGTTCATTGCCCTTGATACCCTGCTTGGCGTTATGGCTGCACAGAAAATAGGCGAGAAAATCGAAAGCAAAAAGCTGAGCAAGGTTGTTTGGAAGATGCTAATGTACCAAGCCGTTACCATTTCGTTCTTTATCATGGACGTGCATATTGTTGGCGACCTTCTTGGCACGTTAATCAACACCCCATACGTTTTAACGAAGACAGTAGGGGTTGCGTTGATTGCCATCGAGTTTAAAAGCATAGATGAGAACATCGAGAAAATGACAGGCACAACGCTACTCAAACGCCTGTACGATTTAATCGCCAAGGGCAAAGATATTGCAAGCAAAATCAAGTAATTAACCCCGTTGTTTGCTGAATTGCCCTGACGAAAGTTGGGGCTTTTCTTTTTGTGCCAAGTGTTAAAAAGTGTTAACGCTGGGGTTTCGTATTGTTTAAAAGTTTACTATTGCAGAACAAATTTAAACGCTATGCAAATTGCAATTCAATGGGCCTTGCCCGACCGCCCCTCCCACATTCGCAAGCTAAACATTTGGCTTGATGAACAAAAAATTAACCGCCTAAAACATTACGAAGCCGATGCCGAAATGACCGACTGGCTTTTAATGATATGGGCCAAAAACCACATCAGGGCTAAATACAACACAGGCAATGCCGACCCGATTCTACTAAACTGCCAAATACTAAACCAATGATTCTAATTAAACTTTTAGCCGCCATTATCATGATTGAAAGCGGTGGCAATGACCTTGCATACAACAAACGTGAAGACGCTTGCGGCTGCTTGCAAATTCGCCCGATAATGGTTGCCGAGTTTAACCGCATCGGCATACCGTTTACCTTAGATGATAGGTGGAACTGCGGCAAATCAATGAAAGCATTTGATATGTGGGTACTTACCAACCGCTACGCAAACGCCGAGGTTATCGCACGAAAATGGAACGGTGGGCCGAACGGACACAAAAAGGCATCTACCCTTAAATACTGGAAAAAAGTAAAACAACAACTACAAACCAACAAACCAAGATGAAGTACGAAATCCGAGAAACCCCATCAATTGGCGGCGGCAAAATCCAAGTAATTGCAAAGCCCGAAAAAGGCAAACCATTCATCGCCGCATCGCTTCGCTGGGTTGGTGGCATATTACCCCAAGAAACCATAATGCGTCAAGCAGTCAAAATCGTTGAAAACCTTGTAAACTTTAATAACCAATAAAACCAAACAACCATGCAAATCTATCAAAGCATCGCCAACATTATGACCGAGGTTTCGGCCATTGGCAAGAACAACAAAAACGCCCAGCAGGGGTACAACTTTAGAGGCATTGATGACCTTTACAACGCCATTCACCCGCTATTCGCCCGCAACGGCGTATTCATTACAAGCGATGTGGTCAGCAACAACCGGGAAGAACGCACAACGGCCAAAGGCGGCTTGCTGCTTTACACCATTCTTCGGGTAAAGTTTACCTTCTACGCAATAGACGGCAGCAGCGTGTTTTCAATCGTTGAGGGCGAGGCCATGGACAGCGGCGACAAGTCAACCAACAAAGCCATGTCAGCAGCTTTAAAGTACGCACTAATGCAAATGCTACTTATACCTACCGAGGAGTTGAAGGATGCGGACAAGGACACGTATTCAGTTGCCGCCAAGGTGCAGCAGCCTATTGCATTTTTAAGCCTGCCTACCAAGATGCAAGACCTTTGCAATCAGTTATTCGACATTTCCGAACAACTGCCCGAAGTTAGCCGAGCCAAGGCAAACCCTTTCAACGATGGCGAGTGCATCAACGTAAAGGCGTGGGCAAGCAGCCAAGCAACAGTTGAAAAGGCAATTGCAATCTATTCAAAACAAATCGGCAATGAAGGAGTTTAAAGCACGCTGTTCTGCCATTGGTCAAATTATGGCCAATGGCAGGGGGAAGGACACGGCTGGGGCAACTTGCTACGGCTACCTTCAAGATTGGGTTGTTGAGCAACTTTTCGGAGTACGCCGCCAACTGGACACAAAGCCTATGGCAAAGGGCCGGGCGGTTGAAGATGCCGCCATCGAGTTTGCTGGAACCCACCTTGGCTGGTTCATGCCCGAAAAGAACGAACGGTTCTTTGAAAATGATTGGCTAACTGGCACGCCCGACATCGTTGAGGGTACAAGCATCGTGGACATTAAGAGTAGCTGGGACGCTTTTACCTTCCCTTTGTGGGATTCTAAGCCGCCGCTGGGGTATCTGTACCAGTTGCAAGGTTATATGGCCTTAACGGGGCTTAAAAACGCCCAATTGGTTTACGTGCTTATGCCAACCCCTGAAGAAATATGCGGCGAGGTGCAAAGCTATGACCATGTACCAGCGAAATACCGCATCAAGGCCTATGAAATAAAGCGGGATGATGTGCTAATCGAGGCCATTTACGACAGGGTACAAATGTGCCGCAATATTATTGAAGTTGAACTATTAACCAAACTGAAATGACACGACATTTTAAACGCTATTTAAACCGCAAGGACGTTAATTTATTAGAAGTCAAGGCATACATTGACCGAATTTTATCTAAAAGAATTGTGGCTAATGTAAAATATCCCATCAAGCCCGGATACGAAGAAACCGTACTAAGGGAAATGGCCGCATACTGGGGAGTGCCGATTGAAACCGCACTTACAAAGCGAAGGTTTACAGAACAAATAAATTGTAAACACGCTTTTCGGTTTGCTCTCAGGGCTGTTACTGGAATGAAAATGGAGAAAATTGGGGCTTTGCTTAACTGCGACCATGCCAGCGTTAGCCACAGCATAAAATTTGTAAACAATACAAAAATCGGGGACAAGGAGTATTATAGCAAATGTCTTCAACTTGCAGAGCATTTGCGTATGGTATTGATTGAGTTGGAATTGAACGAAAATCAGCCTACCTTGCACGAAATACCTTGCGACATTTTCTTTCACAATTAACAACAAACACCATGACAAAAACAGAATTAGAAAAACTTGGCTTTCAGCACCTAAACGGCGTGAACTGGGGCTTGCTTATCAAACCAATTTACCTTGGTGCCCCGCTTATTATTCGGGCATCAACTACGGGGGTTTTGGCCACCATTAGCCTTGCAATCAAGGAAGGGGATGAACCCAAAGAACTGCCCATCGGCAATTGTGCGAACCGATATGCCGATTTGAAACACCTTATATCTTGGTGCGGCATGACAGGGGCCGACATCAGCACGTATATCGTGGAAAAGTTGATCACCGAACGCAAGCAAAAGAAAAAATAAGTACCTTTAACCCATAACCATTTAACCATTTAACCATGTTACAAATTCAATTGATTGGCCGTATTGGCAAAGATGCCGAGTTAGTCGGCAAGAACAAAGACATTGCAACCTTTTCGGTAGCGGTCGGCAAGGGCGAAGAAACCCAATGGTTTCGCTGTGCCCTGTTCGGCAAGAACAACCAGCCCGCTGGGGTTGCTAAGTTTTTGAGCAAAGGCACTCAGGTGTATATTAGCGGCCGCCCGGTGCTTGACGTTTACAAAGACAAAGAGGGCAACGATAAAATTGGCACAGACATCAAGGTGCTGGTAAACCAAGTTGAACTGCTTGGCGGCACACGTACCGAATCAGGCGGTAGCCATTTGCCACAAGTCGCAGAAACCGATGACTTGCCATTCTAAGATAGTGTGTTAGTGTTAAAGGGGGCCCAGCAGCGATGTTGGGCTTTTTTTATGCCGCCGAATGCCGCCAAGTGTTAAAAAGTGTTAAAGCAAATTTTGGTATTGATATTCTTTTTACTATTGCAGTACACAAAAACACAAACCATGATTTACGCAAACCACCTTTACAACTTGGCAACCAGCAAGCCAAGAATTTCAATGGCTGAAATCGAAGCCGCCTGCATTGACAAAGCCAAGCAAGGCGAAATGTACTGCTGGGTACATAACCCGATTGCTGAAAAAGACATTATAAGGCTTATATTTAACGGCTTTAAGGTTGAAAAGCGGGATAACGAAAACTACCGCATTGACTGGTCAAGCCCTACTAACATTTAACCCTTAAAACACAACACCATGAAACACTACTTTACACTTGGCTACCGCTTCCAAGATGAATGCTTTGCTTTTTACGGCGAATGCACGAACGAAATGACCGTTGAAGAAACCGACCTACGCCGCAGAGCAAACATCGCTGTGGTTGGCATTGACTTTGACCTTATGCTGCATTTAACGAACCCTGACAAGGACGATGTGCGGCCAACCAAGGCAAGCATATCAAACCAACCGTACCTTGATAGCATTGAAGGTGGCAATACGTATTTTGCTTACCTGAACCGATACCTGAACGATGACAATGACTTTGTGATCAGCTGGCAATTTGAAAGCCCCAGCACGTTGCTTTTCATTTACAACGATGAATCGGGCTGGAGTGTAGAATACCAACACGATGAACCGCTATTTGCAATGGACGGCTTCTTACACGAAATTGTGAACATCGCCAATACGCTTTCGTTCAAAGAGGGCTACGAGTACATTAAAACTTCACGCAGCGGCATTCATGTAATGGCCCAATTTTTGGCACCATTGATGTAATGTTGGCAAATGTTTGTATATTTGTGAAAGGCATTAGAACGCCAATAAAAGGTAAAAACCAAATTTAACCGAGCCGTTTGTTCGGGGGTAGCGTAGAAGATGAGGCCCACCTTAGCCAAGTTCTAACTTCTTTTACCGCCCCCGCCCAAATGGCTTTTTTATTAAAACCCTATGCAAAATTTAAGCATTAACCCTGAACTGAAATCGCTTATACCGCCTTTAACGGCAGAAGAGTTTAAGCAACTTGAAACCAACGTGCGTGCCGAGGGCATTCGGGAGCCCATTATTACATGGCAAGGCACAATCGTAGATGGCCACAACCGATACGAACTGGCACAAATGTATGACCTGCCGTTTAAGGTGAAGGAAATGGCCTTTACTTCGATGGAGGATTGCATGGACTGGATGATAAACAACCAGCTTGGCAGAAGGAACGTAACCGAAACCCAAAAAGATTATTTGATTGGCAAAAAGTATGAGAATGAAAAGAAAAGGCACGGAGGGGCAAGGGACCAAAATGGCCCCTTGAAAAAAACAGCCGAAATGCTTGGTGAGGAGTTTGGAATTGGTTCTACACAGGTAAAGCGAAATGAAGATTTTGCCAAGGGGGTTGACCTTCTTGCCAACGTAGAGCCAGAATTGAAAGGCCAAATTTTGCAAGGCAAATCTGACCTAAACAAGCAAGATGTTCAGGAGTTCGGCAAAATATCAAAACAGGCCCAGAAAGAGGTTAAGCAATCGGCAATTTTTGTTAGTGATGAAGAACTTAAAAGGCAGATTAACGAACGTGCATCCGAAATGGCCAAGGTTAAATTGGCCGAAATGGAAGAGGAAAAAAGGTTTAAAAAAGAAGAAAAAGCTAAAGTATTATCTGAAAGAAAACAAAGGGAAATTGCTGAGGCTTCTGAGGAAAAAAAGCAAGTTGCTGATTTCAATGTTCAATTTGGGCAAGTATGGCGGCTTGGCAGGCACACATTGATTTGCGGAAGTGCTTACGATTGTGCAAAAATTGATGCCACAGCAATAATAACAGACCCGCCTTATGGAATAGATTACAGCCCAGAATGGAAAAAATGGAATGGTAGCGAAAGCGATTACAAGAAAATTGAAGGA